TACTCCTTGTTATTTTTATTAGCCATTGTTCTAGCAACGGATTCTGCTGAACGTCCACATACATAACCACCAAGACCTATTTGTAATAATGTCCAAACGTCGCCTGGTAATTCAAATGTAATAACCGTTCCTAGCATTAATCTTATAACAGGTCCAAGAATATAATTCCAGACTAAAATGAAGATTAATACGTACATTAAAAGTGGCCTCCAGCTTGCTGAAAACCAGCCTGCTTTAGCCTCTGCTTCAACAATAGATGCTGCAGCTTTTAATTCTTCTGTACTAGATTGTAGTAATTGTTGATTAAGTTGAGCTTTTAATTTCTCTTGTAAATCTTTATCTGGAACTGATTTTTCAATTGTACTAAAAAGAATTTTAGCTAAAGGTGCAATAGCTCCAAGCATTGGTAGCATACTAGTACCATTCAGCTTTAGATTTCTTTTCTGGTAACATTCTTCTTTGACCTTTTACTTGTACACTTTGTGTTTCAGATTTATCTGTAACTTCAACATCAATACCACCATTTTTATAACCATCTGAATTTAAAAATTTATTATGATCTCCAACTTGTGTTCCGTAAACAGAAGATGAATCATTATTTTTTACTATTTTGCTTTTTTTTGGCATAAATTACCTTATTAATTAGTTTTTGGTGTATTCTGTTTTGCAAGACTTACACTAGCACGCAGTTTAGCTAAATCTTGGTTTTGTGCAAGCTTATTTTCTTCATTATTTTGATTTAATAGAGTTTTTAGCTTGTCTAAATTGATCCTATCTTCAGCTTCTTTACGTTTTTGCTCATTTTCTAGTGCTTTTAAGTCAACTTCACGTGATTTTAACTTCAATAATGGGTCAGAATCAAATTGACCTATAACTTTATTTTCTTCTTCTGCAAAATCTTTCATCATTTCAGCTACTAATTGAGATTTTCTTGCTTCAATTTGTATAGAGATACGTTGTAATTGTTGAGCGGCTTGTGGATTTGTTTGTGCTTGTTGTTGTAACATAGGTATCTGTTGTAATTCTTGTACAAATTCCACTTGTACATGTTCTTGAGACATTAAAGAAATATGTTCAAGTATATTTTTTTGAATTGCAGCAACTGTTAATGGATTATTTCTAACCATATTTAATTGCATGAAATTTAAATGCGCATCAATGTGTGCTTTATGATCTTGACCAGGAAAAGCTTGAAATGGTTTTGCTGACATTGCAGTAATATGTTCTAAACTTGGATCCATTGGTTGTGGTTGTTGTGGAGCAGGAAGTATTAAATCAATATCTTTAACTCCCATTGCTTCATACATTTTTCTATAAGCTTGATACAAATCATGAATCTGTGGATTAGATTGAGCAAGTTGTAATTGAGTTTGTGCTAAACTAATTCTTTGTGATTGAGAAAATATATTTGGATCTGCAACTGGAACGATATCTACTTTATCATCAAAGTCTGCTTGTTTAATTTGTCTTTGTCCACCTACAACATCATATGGATAAACAGGAGGTAAATAACTTGAAAATACATTTGCTAATAATTCAAACTCTTGTTTCATTGCAGCATAAATTCTTTTATGAATTGCTGACATAACTCTTGATCCTCTTTCAAGTAATGCCATAGTAGTACCCACGGCTGCCTGTTGGTTCATATCGCCCACTTGTGCATCTGCGATGCTCGCGAAGCGTTGACTTGCATCAACTACAACTCCCATTAATTGTAATAGAATTGCATCTGGCCCTTTAAATGGTAAAGGCATAAATGCATCTTTAAGATTTCCACCTGGTGCATCTACATCTCTAAACTCACCTGGTTGAATGGGTTGTGCATCATCTCTAACTCTAATACCACGCATTTTAAATCCAGCTGGTAAGTTAGCTAAAGTTCCTGCATCTAATAATTGTCTAAGAGCTTGTGTTGCAGTTCTTGATAAACCGCCGATCATATGAATTAAACCAAATCCATAGAAACCAAGTCCTGGTAAAAATTTAAAATGTACAAAGTAACTAGTTTTTTTCTTTAATTGATCGTCAGCTTTATAATTTCTTTTAATTGAAAGAACCTCCATTGATCCTTCTTCAATAGTTACAATATATGGAAGTTTAATACCTGTGGGCTCACCATTTTGATCTTTGTCCTCAAAACCTTCCAAATCTAAATTAACGTGACATTCTAATAATGTAAAAACATCTGCTTGTTTAGAAATTCTAATACCTTGTAATTCTAATTGTTTTTTCTCAATCTCATCTTGTTGTAAAGGTGGTTCTCCTAAATCAACGTCTTTATAAAAACCAGAAACTTGTTGTTTTTTTAAATCATTTTCAGAAATTTTAATTACATGAATAATTGCTTCAGCATCTTCTAATGAAGTTGCAGTATATGGAACTATTAAATCATCTGATGGAATAAATTTAGATACTGCTCTTTGTAACATTGCATCATAATAAACTTTTTTAAATGTAGATCCTGATAATGGTAAATAAAATAACATTTGATCAAATTCAGGTTCGTATTCTTTCATAACATCCATAATTTGATAATTCATAAAATCTTTAACTCGAGTTGCTTGATCTTCTTTATTACGATCTGAAAGTCCTACGATTTCAGTTCTAACAGGTCCACCTGCTGGTAATAATTCTTTATAAGCTTGAGCTTGAAATTGTGTAACTGCTTCTGCAAGAACTGGATGTGTAACTCCAGATGCATTTCTAAATGGTTGTGTTCTTGTTTTATAAGTGAATCCTAAAAGATCTAAACCTTTAACATAAGTTTGTTCCCAATCTTGTCTTGATGATTTGTAATCTGTATATTTTTCTTGAAGATCAGATCCTATTTCTCCAAGTATTTTATCATCTAAAAATTCTGCTAAGTTTGCATCATGTTCTTGTCCACCTTGCATTGCTTCAGCTTGTGGATCAAAAGAAATTTCTGCACCACCATCTTCCATTTGAGTTATTTGAGCACCATCAGTTGACATTAATTCTGGTTCTTGAATTGTTTGATCAACTCCTTGAGTAGGAAGTTGCATGCCATCCATTAATGTATTAGGCAACGCCTTATCTATATCAGCCATGATTATCTATACCTTCTTTTGAATAATGTTTCAACACCTTGTGAATTAGGACCTTTAACAGGTGGAACAGTTCTTGTCAAATCTGTATTAACAGGTTCACCTTTACTAATAGATCCTCCTTTATAATATCCGGGTGCAATAGGTGTTCTATTTGTAATAGGAGCAAGTCCACCATTTGCAAAACTAGCTAAACCTCCTTTTGCATAATCAGGATCTGGATATCTATCCATAATATCTTCGTAAGGACTTTCTTCTGTTCTTTGTTTACTTTTTATTCTTTCTTCAGCTTTTCCTAAATTTTTTATTTTTCCAGTTCCAATTTTTTCTAATTTTTCAATATCGCTATGTGCATCATCAATGTGAAAAGTATCATAATCAAATTCAACTTTACCTGGGTTAGTAGAATCAGGTCTTGGTCTATTCTCTACTACATAAAAATCACCTGGATATTTTACTTCTTTACCTGTTTCTATATTAATATCTGATTTAGGAGGTCTATAAGTTATTTCAAAAGGCGAATCAGCTACTCCTCCAGTTTTAGATTCAATAGTAATTTCTCCTGTTACTTTATTTTCGGTAAGTGTAATTATTTCTGGTTCTCCAGTTTTAGATGGTATTTCTAATTTTTTAACCGTAGTCATATCTTCAACATTTTTAACTTTAGGGGAAATATCAGAACCTTCTTTCATAATTTTATTAACAAGCGGTGAAAACCATTCTGGCATTCCTTTTACTCTAGGTAATGATCTTATGATACCTTTTGCAGCTGCTTTAATTTCAGGAGCACCTTCTTTAAATAATTTTCCAACCATAGGTAATGAAGCAACTCCCGCTCCTAAAAATTTTAAAAAATCTCGTCTAATCATTTGGTAATCCTAATTCTTCTCGTTTTTTATTTTCTTTGTATTCGTTATACATATCATATCCTGTATACAAACTTGAAGCAATAAGACCTGGTATTCCTAAAAATCTTCCAGCTCCTGCTATGACTCTTGGATTTAAACCCATTCTTAATGCAGCGCTCATAATTCCAGGTTCAGCTGTAGCGGATACATTTTTTAAATTAAAGAAATCTTTTACTTTGCCTAAAGCTCCAACAGATGGGTATTGGCCGGGTGTTTTAGGAAGACCTTCTAAGAAAGCTAAATTCATATAAGTACTTGGACTTGTTAAAATATCTGACGCCGATTCACCTTTCGCGACTCTACTTCCAATTTCAGCTGCATCCATTGCAGCCACAGGTAATGGTGTGAAAGCTCTACCTAATCCTTTAAGTGCAACTCCTGCTGCTGATCTAGTCGGTCCACGACCCGCGGCACGCGAAGCTTCATAAGTTTCTTTCGCTCCTGGTATAGCAAGTCCAGCTGTTAATCCTGCAGTAATTGCTAATGAGTTTTCTGCAATTGGATTATCTGCAAGCCAATATAGTTTATCAGATTGATCTGCAGGTGTTTCCGGATCTTTCATAAAAGTCATTAAATCTTTATCAAAATATAATTTAGGTTTTGTTGCTTCCGCTATTTGTTGTTCAATGGATT